ATAACATTTATTGTTTCTAGATTCTGCTTGCCAATCTGGTAAGTGTTTTTGTGAAAGCTCAATACTAAAACCTTGAAAGTTGTTGTTTTCTAACTCGTATGTGTTGTTAAACTTTACAGGTTTCTTTGCGCCAATCTCAATATATGATTTTGTTTTACACACTTCTAATGCAAATAGATCTTGACACGATTGCGAATATGATTTCATAGTATTTCCTTAAAATATTCTTCATAATCTTTAAGGCATTCTTTATTGTGTGTAGGTTGTTTAGTAAATAATATATCTAAATGTACACTATTTCTTTTTTTTAAATATGTAGATTTATTTTCTTCGACAATCGAATTAATTTTAAATCCAATCGTTTCTAACTCCTTAACGGCTAATATACTTTCTGGTGCATTAATATTTGTACTTACTGTTTGAAACTCAATAATAATATAGTTTGCTTTTTTAAGTATTTCTTTGCCACCTAATATAACAGGATATTCATTTCCTTGTGTGTCAATTTTAATCAAATCAAAGATATAGTCTTTAAAAAAATCATCCATTGTTTCAACTTGTACTTCCTCTAACAGATATTCATTGTTCTCAGATTGAGTTGGTTTATAAAATGAACTAGATTTTGATTTTGTTTTTGTTTTTAGCAGGAAAAGTTTTAATATTTCTTTTTTATTTCCTAATCCTATATTATGATAATCAACTATTTCATTACGTTTTTTCATATTACGTAACTTACTTATACAGTAAGGATTTGGTTCTACGCAGGTTATTTCCCAATCTTTATTGCTAGAACGTAGACTAGATGCAAACTGTCCCGAACATGCTCCTATATCTAAAATACTTGTAATATTTAAATCATTAATCCAATCATATTCCCAACGATTCATTAGCTTCTCATTCCATTAAATACAGTCTTTTTAAACTTTTCATTATCAGTATGTACACTATTTATTAGTTCAAAATCTAAGTTTAGTTGCTTTAATAAAGATGCTATTGCTTGTGTATCTTTAGGCAGGCACATACCTCCATACCCTCTAAGATTAGGATTTACATCTAAATACATATCAGTTGCTTTGCCCGTTTTGATGTAGGCATTTTTAATAGTAGTGTAATCGCAATCAAGTTTGTCACATACTTCATACATCACATTAGCAAATGTAACACGCAATGCAGCATAGACATTGTTGTAATATTTTAATACTTCTGCTTCATTAGGTGTTAAATGTTCTGTGTGCTCAGGCAATGATCCGTGTACTTGTACCAACTTACGATATACCCAAATATCGTGTGTGCCAATAGCAAGTAACTTATGATTGTTAATAAAATCTTCTGCTGCACAACGTTCACGTAAAAACTCGGGCACAAAACATATAGTAAGATTTCTATATGTATCTATCATGCGTTGTGTAAATCCTGGAACAACTGTACTACGTATTGCAATAATACCTTTGTAAGAATAAAGATTGAGTTCTTTTATTACCGATTCTAATATACTTGTATCACAACTTCCGTCATCTGCTTGAGGTGTAGGTACACACAAAAATGTTATTTCAGTATTAAGAACATCTTGTATTGATGTATCGAGGTTAATATCGTGTGGTACTATTGTATGGCCAATAAATTCAAATCCTTCTTTGTTTGCTGTGCCGACTGCACCTAGCCCAATAATGCCTATTTTCATAATAAACTTTCCACTGTTTTTCTTAAACCCTTTTCTAAAGGTGTATAATCTGTAAACTCTGTTAGCGTTCTAACAAGTGTTGTATCTGGGCAACGGCGTTTTGCACTGCCTATTGGTCCAGAGCGTACTTCTAGTTTATCTGGGTTGATACCCATTATACCCATTATTAGTTTTGCTACTACACTTATTTTAACTTCGTCTTGTCTACCAACATTTACAGTTTTATTGCTGTGATTGCGTACAAGCATATCGGTCATTTTTACAGCATCGTCTACATAACAGAAGCTACGGGTATCATCGCCTTTGATATAATATTCTCCTGCTTTACAACGTTCTACAAACTCGTTGATAAAATGATCTATCTGTCCTGGTCCATACACGTTAAAGTAGCGTATGATAAGATATTCCAATCCACTGTTTGCTACTAGGTTTTCGCCAAGAGCTTTCGGAATACTATAACTCCATCTTGGATTTGTAATGTCGTTAAACACAACTGGTACTTGCTCATCAGTTGGCACAGGGTAATAACCTTCATCTATTGCTCCGTTAAATATTTCACATGTACTTGCAAACACAAACTTTGTATTTGTATCTCTATAACGTTCAATTAAGTTTATTGTAGGCAATGTATTATTAATCAATACATCAGTAGGCTGTTCATAAAATAGTCGAGTACCATTAGTTGCTGCAAGATGTACTACAACATCACAATCAGGCATTGAACTAGTTACACCAGAATACCTTAGGTTTTTAATATTTCCGTCTTTTTGATCATATGGAAATACTTCACTGGTCTCTTTTACATAGTTGTAATAATGACTGCCTATAAATCCTTTATGTCCTGTTACTATTATTTTCATTTCTTCTTCTTTGTTGCTTTTGCAAAATAAACATCTCGATTTTCTTTTCGAGTACCTTTATAATGACACATGTGTTTCTTAAATCTTAAATCAAAATGAGCTTTGCCTGTGTTTGGCGGACTAATATTTTGACCTACAATTTTATTTTCACTTTCGAGTTTTTCTAAACAAGCGTCAAATACATGACAGTCTAGCTGTGCCGGCAAGTTATATATTTCGTCTGTATTATAATACCATTCCCATAAGTCAAAAAACTCAGCACTATTAGGACTGTCTAAGTTAAAACTTAACCAACCAGTTTCTGTATATTTTCCAACTCGTCCAAGATAACTTACAAACTTGTCGTCATCTAAATGACTACGTAAATATTCTTCGCTAATAGGTGCAAGTATCTCAGTATCTGCATCAAGCCAAATCATTCTATCAGTTTTAACTTTACGACTGGCGTCAATTATACAGTAACTTTTGTAGCTAAATCTTACAGCATCATAGTAAAATCCTTTAGTACCCTGAGGAACAGGCCGGCTGCTATTACGCTTTTTAAACTTTTTAAGTCCTTTAGATTCTTTTGAAAGAATATAGTTTTTCCAGTTTTCGCTATCGTCAAACAACGGTGTGTCAGTATATACTAATACATTAACATTTTTATCTAAATATTTTTCCAAACTAGTCATAAAGTATTTGGCATACACATCGTAATGTTGGTCACCAAATGTTGTAACTATTGTTGTAATATTACCATCCAAAAATATAATCCTTTCGTACATTTGTTATTTCTTGAGCACCAAATGATTTTAAATACATCCCAGCACATTCATTGGTGTCAGCTTGTTGTTCGCATACAATAATAGGTTTATATTTTAGTATTGTGTCCATTGCGCCTTTTAATACTTCAAGCTCATGTCTTTCGCAATCAATTTTTAATAATCCAAACTTTGGTAAATCTAAATCATCCATACGTTTGATAACAATATTGCCAGTGCCAACTTTACTAACAAAACTACCGCCGGTATTTTCACTATCATAAATCATTTCAACATTGTCATTTACATTACCTAATGCATATTTGTGTATTTCTACGTTTAGATTTTGTACATTACTTTCTAAACAACTATACACTTGCTCAAGAGGTTCAAATGCTATTACATGTTTAAATTTTTCAGTAAGTGGTTTTGCCCATAATCCAACATTAGCACCGACGTCTACAGCAATATCAAAATCTGTAACATATTTGTATGCAGCATCTCTTACATCATCCTGATATTGTGCAGGGCCACCATTGTTTATTCTTTTAGATATTAATCTTTCAAAATGTTCATCAGTGTCAGGCATCCAATATTCATATACTTGTTTCATAATGTTGCGTCTTCCATTCCTGCTACTCGTAGTTTAACTACGTTTGTAATCTGCCACTGCTTTTGATCAAGTGCTTTAAGAACACCTAACCACTTGTTACGTAGCAATGCAAACTCGTTGATGATTTTTTCGTAATCGCATACATCTGTTTCGCCGTCGACATATTTTTCTACATCACGACTACTCAATGCACGTTGATAGTTTTCTAGATACTTCTTAAAAAACGAGCTACGCAACTTGCGTAACTCGATATTTAAATATTCAAGAATAGCTTCGATCTCTTGAAGTTGATTAAACCGATGTTCAACAATACCTGGCATCTCAGCAGCAGCACGTTCTACATTGCCTTTGAGTTTCACTTCAGAGCGAGCTGTTACTAACTCGTTCTCAAAGTGTTGTATTGCGTTAGGTATTTCAGATATGTCTCGACTAACTCGACTATACCATCCCATTATTCATCCCATTCATCATCATCGTCTTCATCTTGATCTAGTTCAAGATAATACTGAATAGCAGTATCAAGTCTTTTACTATTACCCATCATATCTTGTAACTGAACTTCGGACATTCCATAGTCAGCCAACATATCTACATAGCGTTCTGCTGCCATTTCGACATGCTTTTTATCCAAATATTCTTTAAACAAGTTCCACAAATCGGCTGCTATTTCTTCGTTCATACTACACTATTCCTCAACTAAGTTATCTTCGGTATTTACCAAATTGGCTTCTTGAGAAGCTAGTTCTGCTTCTTCTGCTGCTCTAGCTTTATCTGCTGCTAGTTTTGCAACTTGTGCTTCTTTAGCTGGCAAGTCTGCCATAACTTTGTCAAGTAGATCTCCTGTCCAACGTTTGCGGAATTCAATCATTACTTCACCATCACTGGTAATGTATTCATAACGATTGCCTTTCTTTTCCAGCAATCCTTTTGCATCCATCAAATCAAACATACCCGAATATGGATCCATGCCTGTTTCATATGGAATCTCAACTTGTACACTTTCAAAGGGTTTGTTGTAACGTGTTTTCATTACCTTACACGCTGCTCTAATACCATGTACTTGTGAAGTTTTGTTACCGTCTGCATCAGTTTTAAGTTTAAGTTTTTTAATAGCTACAACAATACTAGAAGCATAAACAAACCCTTGTCCACCGCTAATCTTATCATCTGGATCAAACATGTCCTGTGATGCATACGTGTGGTTAGTACATACCATACCTACATTGTAACTACCAATCATGTTAACTGTGTTACGCACAAGTGCAGTTAGTGCTTTAGGCTTACGACCCATATCACCTTTCATATCACCCTTGTTAAACTGATCAACATC